TTGCCTACGGGTATTGTTCCGTAGTGTTTAAGATAGATTTTTCTAGCATTTACTTTCCTCATCTAATCGCGGTGATTCCTAGGTGCTTAAATGTTGCTTGTAGCATATCTATCTGGCGACGACAATCGTGGAGAGCATGATGTTCTGTTGGAGGCTTTGGTAACTCGAGCCAGAGGCTATAAACAGTACGAGCATCTCTAACATTGTAAAACTGCCACGGCAAGGGATTATTAAAGCTCTTATAGGCATGCTCAAGTATATTCAAGTCATAAGTGGGCCCAATTGCAAAAATAAGTTTATGTTGCCAAATTAATTTGCCTAGGCTATCTAACGCCTGGTCTAGGTCAATTCGACCTTCTTCCATAAATGCTTCATCGCGGGCGGCTGCTGGTTGGGTGGCCCACCAATCTATGGTACCCTGTTGTATGCTACGGGTGGGTTGGCTTTCTAAAGTAACACGAGCGTAGTACTGTTGGTCATAGTAGCCGGAGCCAAAAGGATCAAACGCCTGAGCAGCAATAGTTAAAATAGTAGTATCAGGGCCTGTGCCAAGCCCCTCGAGATCGATCATAAGGTCCATGCTGTAAGTGTAGCATAGATTTAGATATAAGTCTAGTGAGTATTAGCCGATTACCCAGGTCAAAGGTTGTGAATTATCAACATAATTCTTCAGGTCTTCAATGCCTTGTTGCATAATGGCCAGGCCTTCGGCCTTCATTGCTGTGCCGTTTAGGGTGCCGCCTCCCTGTGGACCGGCGATCTGCCCAAATTTTTCACGAGCTTCGCCAATGATCAGTTTGCAGTTGCCCACCATGTAGTTACGGATCCATTGGGTGATCTGCGGATCAGTCAGCATGTTGAATTCAGGTTTGTAATTGTAAGTCCAAAGCAGGACACTTTCACCGGATCCTTTGGGGTCACGCATGAGCTGTAGCTTTTTGGTGGTTGGATTAAATGTATAGACCATATACGCACCAAACATACGACCAGCAAGCTCTACATATTGGCTATAAAAATCGTAGGTAGCAAGCCCGCCGGCCACATTAAAATTCATCAGGTACACATTCAAACTGGCCTGGCTAAATGGGTCAAAGTTGCTAGCAAACGGGCCTGTTGAGTCACCAAAGGTCCTGCGGAAGATCTGGCGCACTGACTGTACTTCTTGCGGTAAGGTATAGATATTGACATTGGTGACCAATTCCATAAAGGTGTAACTTTCTTCATAGGCATTTTCTGCCCGCTGACGATAGGTACCAATGGTGTTTCTATAAGCAGCTTCAAAATGTTCAGCATCCAGCTCAAGATCAATGATCTGCCCACCCAGCTGATACTGTACATATTGAAATAGATCTTGTTTAAGTGTGTCTAAGCTGTTTTCGGATTCAATTGCCATCGGGAACTCCTGTTCCTTGTATTTAGCAGTTTACCAAGCCCACAGTATGATCAGATTTTCGTTTCCGCGGCCGTTCCATTTAGTTTCTGTTGCCTTGATATCAGCAAATGCCTTGCGAGCCGCTGGTTTTCCGCCACCGGTAACTGCTCGAATTTGGTCGGCTGGTTTGCGCAGAGTTTTTTGTACGGTTGTTTGAGCATCAAATCCCACAACAGCCGATCCTTTAACAGTAAAGGTTCCAATGTGGCTATCAGCCATGACATGAACGAGCTTGCGTTTTGCTGTGTCGTAAAGCCAGGCTTCCGTAGCATTAACCAGTTTAGTCACCGGTTCTGATTTGAGTTTAAGTTCGTCAAACTCTCGCATGAACTTGAATTTGCGAGTTAATTTTTCTGGACTTACGGCTTTTTTGGCCCTGGGTTTGCGTTCTACCTTTTTAAGTTGAACATAACTGGCGCAATCGTTGATCACAGTTTCGCAAAATTTAACACAGTTGCGAAGTTGTAATTTTGAGAGATGGCTGTAACCTTCGACCAGATCAGCATCCGTGCCTTCTAGTACCTCCGTAAATTCTGCTAGTCTAAGTTCCCAAACAGCCGATACCGTACCGATCATGTTGGGGCTGACATTCATGCCGCGCATAAGTGCAATAGGTTTAAAGTCTGCACTCATTTTAGCACCAGCCACAACGAAATCATCAAACATGCCTTCAAGTTCGCCACAACATTCTGAAATCTTTTCACGCAGATGGTCTTGAATTGTTAGCTTGGCTACTGCGGCATCAGCATCCACTTCACTTTGTGCCCGTTTAATTTCTTGTTTGGCCTTGAGCATTTGACTAATTTGCTCGTCAACAATGCACTGTTCGTGCTCGGTCAGTTCCAGCCCAATCAGAGTCATACGGCAGGCCCAAGCCGGTGTTAGTCGTATCTGGCTGTCCGGAATACCACGCATGAGTCGGGCGTCTTTGGGACGATGGTTGTGCTCCAAGTAATGACACAACATGTCCTTGGCATCTCGTTTGCCATAGTGATAGTTGTACCATTGGAATGCCTTGGCCAGTTGACTCAAGCGATTTTCTGATGTGGGTTGTACCCGCCACTCGGGTTCAGGTCCAACATATTTGAATTCAGCACCCTTGGGGTTTAGTCTTTTGATTTCGTTTGATTTAGCCATAGTCTTTATTGTATATGAAAGTTTGAGCGAGGTCAACCTAGCAGGTTTGCCAAGGTTATATGTTGTTCTAAATTGGTCAGCAGGTCCTCTGTTTTTTTTACCAACTCTCGATACCTGGGTGTTTCTTTATGCACTCTGCGGCATTCAACACTTTCCATGTCAGCAGCCACTAGAGCGACATCTATCGTTTTAACCATTTTGAGCAGATCTCGGCGGAACCCTTTGTTTTTAACAGTAGCAATATGTTTTTCGGCACGATCCAATCGTTTGAATAATTCGTCCATTTTGTAATTATACTGGCTTTTGAATTACTAGTCAATCTGGGCCATAAATACAAGACTATGCCACGCCTGAGCCTTTACCGCCCCAATAGAACCAATGATTACCAGTTTTTGGATCGTACTATTGCTGAAATGTACACAGTCGGTGGGCTAGACATTTATGTACACAAATACCTGGGCCCACAGGGTGCTGGTACCGACAACGGTAATAATGATGCTACCATACCAAATTACAGTAGCACAAATCCCTTGTTTATTGAAGATTTACTGTTGTTAGAAAATCGCGATCGCGTTTACGATCCTGATGTGTTCATCATGCGCGGTGTTTATCGCCAGCAGGACATAGACTTTGATCTAAGTCAATTTGGCCTATTTCTAAACAACGACACTATTTTTATCACTTTTCACTACAATAACATGATTGACTTTTTTGGTCGCAAATTAATGTCAGGTGATGTGCTGGAATTTCCAAATTTAAAAGATTACAATCCTCTAAATGAGGCCTTACCTAGAGCTTTACCTAGGTATTATGTAATTCAAGATGCAGCATTTGCCCAAGAAGGATTTAGTCAAACTTGGTTGCCACACCTATGGCGTGTCAAGGCCACTCCGTTGGTCAATGCTCAAGAATATAGCCAAATTATGAATCAACCGTTTGAGCCCGAAAATATCTGGGACAACGGTAATTTTTATCCAGGCAACACCATTGTCAATGATGGCAACAGTTATTATAAGGCCGCGGGTAATGTGCCACCGGGCACAGGAATTACTGATGTCAATCCTTCAACTGGACTGCCTTACTGGACACCAATCACCAACCCAACCACAGTTGGTGATGCACAGAGTACAAGACCAAACGATTTGTCGCTCAATGATGCTATCTTAACACAGGCCTACAATGATGTACCACTCAGTGGCTACGACAATGTAAAATTTTATGTGGTTCCTACCAATGCCGCAGGCGAACCATCTGACGGAGCAACTACAACCAGTTCAACTGTCGTGTCGTCTAGCAGTGGCGAACCCATTAACGGAATTACCCCAAATGGGTTTGGGTATTTGGCCGGCTACTTGACCGGCAGTACCAATACCCCAAACGGATTACCTGTTACTCCTGGAGTAAGTTTCCCTCCAAATCCTGCAGTAGGCGACTACTGTTTCCGTTTAGACTATTTTCCAAATCGCCTATTCCGATACAATGGCGCAGCCTGGAAAGCTATTTCTGACAATGTTCGCACCGATCTTGACCTAGCAACAGGTGCCCTTACACAACGAGCCAGCTTTGTCAACAATACCTACACAGTCAGTACCACCGATCAAGGCAATATTCCAAGTCGACAGAGTCTCAGTCAAATACTAAAACCCAATGCCGATAACGGCAACCAAGGTGGTAACATTACACCTGCTAATCCAAGAC